TGCATTCAGATGCCATGAACAACCAATCACATTTTGTACTGTATCCGATTGCGGAAATATAGCCGTTTGCGTTGGTCACGGTGAAACCGGCAGGTTCATAGTTTCCGTTGTTCTTACTTTCTGCAAAACTGAAATCATTGCAGATATACGGCTGACCACCGCCCATGCTGCCATTACCCCACATATTGACACCATAGACAAATTTCCAGATGTTACCAAAGAAGTTTTCTTTGCCACGCCACCGCATAGCGGTTTTGTTCGCTGCCGTTTCTGTGTAGGTTGTGCCGTTTCTTTCATTGATGGTGCTTTCGGCACGGCCTGTGCCGTTTCCAATGCTTGCGGTACTGCCGGTCAAGCTGCTATTGTTTGTGGTGTTCGGACTGTCAGAAATGCCGGTGACACCTGCACTGATAGCATCCTGAAAGTTCATAGTTCCAAGTTCAATCATCATCAGCAACTGTTCAGCAGATACCAACTTGATCAGATCACCGTGGAAACCTGAACCCCTGTTCTGTGCCATCGTTTCAACGTTCGGCCTTGTCAGTCCCTGTGTCACACCTGATGCCGGTTTCACCCCGGCAATAGAACTGAACTTGTCCTGTGCCACCGCCATGACCTGCGCATCATCCGTGATGTATGCATTTTCAGAAACATCATACAGACAACCTTCATACGCACCGGTCAGGAAATAGTCAATTTCTTCACCGTTCGCATCATAAAAGGCCGGGTGCAGTCTGAACCCGGTACGGGCTTTCTGACTGACATAATAGTTTGCTTTTCTCAGATGGTAACCAATGCCGGTGTCAATCGGATCATAGTTGACAGGTGCAACCAGATAATAGAATTTAGGCTGATACACCATGACCTGACCCATGCTGCCATCTTCAGCATAATCATTGTCACCGTACCAAGCAACAATAGTTCCGTCATCTGCCACGTTGCACAGTCTTCTGCCCCCATACATTGTGTACTGATCAAAGTCAGCACCGGCAGTCTTTCCAACCGCACCTGCAAGACGGGTGTATGTCTTGTTCTCATAGTCAACAGACAGACCAAGCACATCTGTTGTGATACCAAGGTATGCTTCAATGTTTGCCACGCCTGCAAGAATTTCCTGTGCATTGAAGTTTTCAGACCTCAGTTCTTCAAGGTTTGAACTTGCTGAACTGTTTTCAGCCTGCAAGGACTGATACACGGCCTGTGCAGTTCCGGTTGAAGTTTCAAGGTTTGTTTTTGCGGTGTTAGCAGTCTGAACATCCGCTGCAAGGTCTGTCCGCATCTGATCAGCGGTATCAATGACACCCTGCAACTGTGTCTTTGTACTGTTTGCAGTTGAAACAGCACTGTCAAGATTAGCCTTGGACGTTCCTGCTGTACTGACAGAATTGTCAAGCTGTGTCTTTGCCGTTCCTGCTGCCGTGATGGATGCATCAAGGTTGGTCTTTGCCGTTTCAGCATTGGTCTTTGCCGTGTTCGCTGCTGCCGTTGCCGTTTCAAGGTTACTTTTCGCCGTGTTCGCTGTACTTGTGGCAGAATTCAGGTTTGTACGTGCGGTGTTTGCCGTGCTTGTAGCATTTTGAAGGTTGGTTTTCGCTGTGTTGGCAGTGTTGGTTGCACTGACCAGATTTGACTTTGCCGTATTACCGGCAGATGTGGCAGCTTCAAGGTCAGACGTGACCTGTTCCGCTGCTGCAACCTTACCGTCAAACGCTTCAACCTGATCATCAACAGCGTCTTTGGCAGCGATCACATCAGCCTTTAACTGTGCATAGCTTTCATTATCATCATTGACCTTCTTCAAGGCGTTGATGATAGATGAACGGACTTCTTCACCGTACACTGCATTTGCTATCTGATCAGTATAAGGTGTGATATTAGCCATCTATCTTTTCCCCTTTCTTTTCATCCTGAACCTGCATCTTGTTATAGTCAGACACAAGTTCAAGGTTTTTCTGATTTCTGACCTGTGCAAGCAGGTCAAGCACAATACCTTCCATCAGGTATGCAGGCAAGGCCGTTTCTGCCTGCACCTGATTGAATGAAGCAATCATCATTGCCTTTGCATTTTCCATCATTACTGACAGGGGTTTCTGATTTTTGTTTTCACTCATCTGTTTAACCTCTCATGACGTTGTTGTTTGGTATTACAATAGGTTCATCAGGCAGCGGTGTTTCTTTGGTTTCCTTTCCGCTTTCCAACTTTGCACAGAATGTTTTCTTGTCAAGCAGGGTGAACGGATCAGACCAAACCGGCACATCATAACCCATGTGCAGGTGTTCACACAGTTCCTGAACTGCCTTGATGCAGTAATAAACCAGTTTGTCAGCTTTCAACTGCAAATGCCCGTCAGCGCACTGTTCAACAAGTTCAGGGGCTTTTTCCTGTATCTGCTGCGCAATAATTCCAATGGTTTCATGTTCCCCGGATGTGACCCAATCAAAAGATTTCAGGTCAATGCCGTTGATAATATCAAGGCCGTTCACGGCAGTTTCTTCAATGTTCTTCTTCATACGTGCGTCAGAATCATTGGTATACCCCCAACCGTGAAGGTTCAAAGTAGAATAAAAGTCTATGCTTTTGTTATTCCAAATCTTGAATTCTGAACCAGTGAACTGACAGCATGATGTTGATTTGTCACCGAGTGAAACACCACCTTCAGCCCATAATTTGATGCTGTTGCCGGAATAGGAATAAAACCCTGCCCCGTCATTTATCCTGAAATATCCACCAAAATACACATAGTCACCAAAGTGAAAACCCTTCTGTGAAATCGTGTCATCACTGTAGTAGGTGAACATTGTTGTATATACGCTTGCTGTTGATGAAGTCTTTCGTGACCAAGCCATATAGCCGGTTGTGTATTCCAGATCAAAAACAAGACCCCTATATGTAGGTTTGTTTTGGAAACTGTTCGTTCCGATCTTCCCCAAATACACGCCGTCACGGTAAAAATGTGAACCGTTGCTGTTATACTGTGCAACCATCTTGTGTGATGCTTCAACAGCCGTGTCAAAAATCTTCAGTGCACCGCCTGAAAATTCAACATACTTTGATATGTTGTTCCATGCGATCTGAACAGAACTTGCAGACTGCTGAACCTTGGTTGAAAAATCAGCAGTGTTCAGTTTCTTTTTGACCTCTGATGTAATTGCATCAGTTGTCACCTTGATCTGTGCTGACGTTGAATAACTTTTCAGTTTTCCATCAACATACTGTTCAGCAGTTTCCTTTGCAGACAGCAACACAGCATCACGGGTATTCTGAATAGATGTTTCAACTTCTGACTTGGTATAATACTTTTTCAGTTCACCATCTGTGTATGTTTCAGCATCTGACCGTGCGTTTGCTTCAGCATCTGCAATTTCCCGTTCAACGGTTTCCCGGTACGTGATTGACAGCTTTTCAGCAGATACAGACCCTGCAACCAGACGTTCACCAACAATCTGACCGTCCATTGTAATAGCAAGGCCATATGTCCCGTTGTACCCGGTTGAAGAATACCCCAAACCGTTCAAGTTCCAACGCCACACTTTCTGTGCCGTTTCAACGTCATCTGTGTCCATGACCAACTGTTCATTGGCTGTTGTCACCACATGACCGTGTGTTGCTGCCGTGATCAGTGCTGTTGCCTGGTCAATGGCCTGCTTCACGATCTGTGACGGCACAGGTATATGGTCAGATATCCTTACCACGTCAGATGACTGTGTGCTTGATTTACTTGTCAGTGTGCTTTTCTGTGTCCCGTTCAGGATGATTTCATTTTCTGACGGTTTTGTCAGATTGATTTTCATGCCTGTCAGGGGGAAATTCCTGTCAATGCCGTGCAGGGGTGACCGTACATGAATACTGTCACCAATCTTGAACATTTCCATTTCAGCATCAGTCAGATGAAGGTCAACCGCCTTTGCTTCAATGGTCATGTTGTCAAACTGATAATCAGTCAGATACTTCTTTGCCTTGGATAACAGCATTTCAGGTGTGGTCACATCATCCCATTTCACCGTTTTCAGGATCAGACCATACTTTGCCACCGCTTCAGTGTTCACAATGTAGTCAAGGCCGTTGTTCACACTTTTGATGTTCACACGTTCATCAAGTGCTGCAATCGTCCTTTCTTCCAATGATGCACCAAGGGGTATGATTGCCGTGCAGATATCCCGTAAATTGAACCCCCGGCTGATATCAAGCAGGTTTTCACCAAAGTCAATCTGTTGTGTGTTCACGTTGTCACTTGGTTCAGCCAAATAATCAATGTAGTGAACACCGTTTTCATTTCTGACCCGGATGTAACCGCCCAAATTTTCAATCAAGTCTTCTTTGATTGCCGTCAGGGTATTTTCATAGTTGGTGTACCGGTACAGGCTGTCATTGTTGTCAACAACCGTAACCATGCCAACCTTGAACATTTTCCTGCTTTGATAGTTTGCAGGTACGTTGACCGTATACTTGAACAAAAGATTGCTTTTGTTTGCATATGGGTTGTGTTCTGATGTTATTGCAGTAGGATCAGACACGGTTGTTACCGTGTAGTTTGGCAATGTTGCAGTAGTGCCGTACATGGGTGAACCTGCGTCAGTCAGTCTTATGCTGTCAACCGAAAAACCATAAAAGCTGTTTACACTGTTATCAGTATGCCAATACACATATACTTCCGGTGACGGCAGCACGTATGTCTGACCTGCAACGGTGTTTGCCCTGACTTTGTTCAGAACAACGTATGTCACACCGTCCTGCACATAGTACAGTGACAGGTTGTCGTACCTTTCACTTTCACCGGCACATTCTTCATTAAATTTGACAGCAACCTTGACTTCTTTCATCTGTTCGTTATGAATGGAAATCAAGGTTTCAAGATAACCCCTGACAGTCATGTCATGGTATTCTGCCGGTCTTTGAATGCTGTCATTCAAGTATGCAAGCTGTCCTTCACAATAGCACGTTCGCC